CGAATGCCCAGTAGACATGTAAACCACCGCCACTAGATAAAATCCATGGCGTACCTAGTTCTGCTAAAGATGTTTCAGACAAAAATGTATCCAATGCCGTCGCAGCTTCAGTCTTAGTAGGATAGTCTTTACCTTCACCGCAATCGATGTCCAAGAACAAAGATTTAATTTTTAATGCATTAGCCGCCGTACGTTTTTTTAAGTCGCCAAAAGAAGCTAACGCATAAAACGACTCATACCCTAGATGAGAAAAAGACAGAGTTGCATTGTAGACCTCTTCAATACTGCTTACAAAGAGATGCGTTTTTTCAACTGTACTGAATTCACAAGCGCAATAAGCACCCGAAGACGGAAGTACAGCCGCTAGGAAATCCTGCGACTTCATAATGTCCCCTTAAATTCAGTGTACGTAGTGAGAGAAACGCTTGACCAACTCTAACTGCATAGAAATAGGCATTGTGCCATTATGTGCTAGTTCTTCAGCAAAACGTATTAGTTCTTTGTCCGTTAATGTGCTTGGATTAATTATGTTGTACATTGCGTAGTGCCTCGTCTGCTGTTTTACTTGCTTGAAGAATTCTTAGTAGGTTGCTGACTTTTTCCCTGTACGCAGGTGTTACTTCAGTACCACTAAACCAGTTGTAGACCGTCTGTCTAGTTGCCCCAGTATATTTGGCTATCTTGATTACTGGAAAATCGAGGTGAATAGCCCACCGCCCTAGTTGATTACCTAGTGACTTAGGGGCTTTAGCCGTTGTTTGTTTTATTGTATTTGAATAGGCCATTTTATTTCCGTTTGTAGGTGGGGGTAATTGCAGTTTTTTCGTAAGTATGAAGTTTATTTCATTACCGTACAGGCTATTTATAGTCGCCGAGCCGACTTGTTGCTTTCCCCCCGTAACTATTACTCGTCGTCTGCATCCCAGTTGTCAACCACTGAGGCTAAATTACTGCCCTTTTTAGGAACGGCTGTCGGCTTTGCTTTAGTTTCTTTACGTACTTCAGGCTCTTCAACATCTTCCTCAGCTACTGTCTCGTCTACAGGTTTAGCTTTACCTGCTGAAATTGCCCGTGTCATAGCCGCAATATCTGTTACAGGCTTTACGTTATCAGCTTGTGCAACAGTCATTGTAACTGCAAGCTTGGCATCGTCAGACTGGCCCTTATCTACTACTGTAGCGTACTCATCATCTTCTAAGTAACGTACTGGCATAAAGAACAACTTAGGTGTTGATACCTTTGTATCGAATTTAAGACGGGTGATAACAGTCTCAGGGCTAATATTTTGCGCGGCTAACCATCTAGCATAAGCTTGCAACGGTCTACGTGCTTCGCCTTCGTCCTTACCAAAGATTGAAGTAGCCGCTAGAGTTAATTGCATAACATCTCCCTCTAAGTCGTTAGCTAAAACAACCGCTAGACGCTGAGAGAATCGGCAAGCACGTGTCTCACCTTGGCCTGAGCCTTTAATATTTTGTGGACATGTTGCACAGGATTTAGATTGAGGTTCTAGAACTGTTGAGTCCGGTAAGTCACCTTCTGCTGACCAGCAATCAGGCGCTTTTGTTTCGCCCTCAACGTACTGTCCTGCGTAGAACGTACGGCTAATTTTATGTGCGGCGTTAACAATCACGACGTCGAGGTGGCGGTCATCAATAGCGGCAACTTCTTTACCACCGGCTACCAAACGGAATACACCGCCTTTAAGAGAGATGCGCTTGATGCCTGCGCCTGTACCGCCTGCCAATGCTCTTGCCATTGGAGATAATTCAGCCTTTTTAAGAAATGCTGGAACTTTAGAGGGGTTAAATGTAGTTAAATTTGTCATTTTACTGCTTGTCCTTATTTAAAAGTTGGTTTACGTACTGATACTGTGAATTCTGTCATGCTGTTAAGTCCTGCCGGCACGACTCCGGGGTTTTCATCTAAAAACGAAACCATGTTGCCTTGAGCGATACGTTTCTCAAACAGGTCAAGGGTTTCATGTTCGAGCACAAAACTCTTGAATGAGTCCCAATCATCTGTGTAGTAACGTACCTTCTGACCCAACATAATTGTGCCTTCGGATGTTTTGATTGATGAGCTACCAAGTTTAAGCATTTGGTCTTTCATCGCATTTTGTATCTCAGTCTGTTGAGCTTTTAGTTCTTCGTACTGAGTCTCGTAGTCTTTTGTTAATGTACCAATTCTGTTACGAATTTTAAGATAAACACGAGCTAATTTATCTAATGGTATTTTTTCTTGCTCTTCCATTTACTTCTCCTTTGTCAAATAATTTACAACAATAAAAACAGTTTTGCAACACAAATGTGTGTTTTTATAAAATTTAAATTTTACTTAATAATATCTGCGTACAACTTTAACAGCATACCATGGTCTTCTACACGAGACTCTAATCGTTTGAACATCTTACGCTCAATTTCACTACCCTGCAAGTGTATCACAGTTACTTTATCACTACTCTGACCAATACGATCAGTACGTGCAATACACTGTACATACGTTTCTACCGACATAACAGGCCCAAAGAATATCACCGTATCTGCCGCAGTTAATGTGACGCCGTGTGAGGCGGCTTGAGGCTGTATAACCAGTATGCGAGGCGTTGGCGTCTCTTGAAACTTTTTGAATATGCCAGTACGCTTATTAACGGTTACATCGCCGTGTATTAAATCACACTCAATGCCGTGCTTAGTTAAGTGATTATGTATAGCCTCGATGTTGTGCCTAAAATTAGCAAACACAATTACTTTTCGTGATGTCTCTTGCAACACTTCCAACAACACGTTTAGCCTAGGCGAGCAATCAAACTCAACTACCTCTTGCCCATCTGTATACGCCGCACCTGATGATATTTGTAGTAACTTGTTTACACACGCCGCCGCATTAACCGCCGTAATAGTTTCGCCTGCCGTGTTTACTAGCATCTGTTCTTTTAGCATGCGGTAGTATTTGACTTGCTGAGGTGTTAACGGTATGTCACGTGTTTCTGTAAGTACTGGCGGTAGGTCAAGGCACTCTTCTTTTGTATACCTGATGGCCGGTTGCAGAACTTTAAACACAGCGTCACTTGCACCTTCTTTTGGAAGCCACTTAAACATCGTTACTTTGTGCATCACCTTATCACGCCACGCCGTTGCGAACTTAGGAACTCCGGTTGGGTTAACAAGTTTAGCTAAGCCGTACGCATCTAGCGGTGACTGCGATGCAGGTGTACCCGTCATCATCCACAACATAGTCTCAGGTTTAAGAATACGGTTGAGCGTCTTCCATCTTTTTGTAGCTACGTTTTTATAAGCGTTTGCCTCATCAACAATAACTAAATCAAACCTACCGTCATTGATAATCTCATCAGCAATTAAATTTAAGCCATCGTAATTCACAATGACAAACTCATAGTTACCTTGAATCATCTCAATACGTTTAGAAGCTTGATGATGGTGCGCCGCAATAGCGGTTCTATGTATGATGCTTTTACCAATACCGTTCATCCAAGCGTCGTGCATAATCGACAAAGGGCATAGCACAAGACATCTACGTACCTTCTTCAACTCCATAAGGTAGTCAGCCGCCCAAAGAGCAGAAAAAGTTTTACCAGTTCCAGGGTCATTAAACACGAACGCACGACGGTTTAAAGTTAAGAACGATGCAGTATCAACCTGATGGGCAAAAGGCTTGTGCAAGCCGTAAAATTTATACCTAGCGGTAATCGGCGACTGAATGTTTTTAACACCCAAATTGCGTAGGACTCTTGCTTCATCTAATCCCCAATATACCGCAACTTCATACACACCATTATTCTCCGCAACAACTTGGCTCTTAGGTATGATGCCGTACTTATCAGGCGTTCGTGTTTTAAATACTAAAGCTTTGTTGTCTATTATTTGCATGAGTAGGTATCGTTTTCTGTATCGTGAAATAATTCATCTGCCCAAAATAGTCTGTTACCGATTTCCCACGTCACTTCGTCTTGGTGCGCTAGCGTAGAGGCTTGTATAGGCGCATTACCGTACTTAACTAGCCACATACTTTTACAAACATCTATTGGTAAATCTTTCGCTACTGTTGTGTACTCGTGTCCGTCTGCTTTCATTTTTTTTCCTCTATCGTCTTCTTTTGTATAGCGTTTTGCGAATCTATTATATGTATCTGCAAAAATTTTAGCCAAACTTTTTTCGACTATGCTATTTATAGAAGCGGCTATACTCTTGCTGTACTCTTTTTCAAAATCTAAATTACTTTCCATTTTGTTTTCCTCTATAATTTTATATTCATACCCGTACCGTTTAAATGCTATAGGGTGAGACATGTTAAAAATTCTTGGGTCTGTCCAACCATACGAGTATCTTTCTTTTATTTTTAGTTTAAGTGTGTCTGACATTGTTCCTCTTTTATTCTAAATACGGACTCCATTTTAGTAGGGATATGATGCTTTTCCATAAAGCCGGCGTACATTAAACGACGACAAACTGCCGTATAAAAAAGGTCTACATCTAAATCGAAAACATCAACCCACGCATTACCGTACTTAACAATCCACAAATCTCTAAGCTGCGCAATCGGTATGCTCTCTACTTCGTCGTACATCTTTTCTATTTCGTTTGTTGTATATTTTCTCATTTATTTTTTAGCTCTATTGGCGCTCTTACTTATGGCTTGTAAATTACTGCGTGCCGTTGAACCACCTTTACTTAGCGGTTTCTTGTGGTCAACGTCTTTGCCATCGCCTTTATGAACTGTTCCCTCGCTTTCTAGTTGTCGGCGTGCCTTGTTTCTTTTAGCACGGTTTTTCTTTTGCTCATCTGTACCCTGATACTCAGCATATTCTTTTGCATAGGGTCTTGGTTTGTTTACGTAAGGCATGATAGTTCCTTAATGTTCTCGGTTGAATTCGCAACTGCGCACAGGACACCATCCACAAAGCGGTGTTTGTGTTGGATTCCATACGTTTGCATCCAATGATTTTGCAAGTTTAGCTACACGTTCTCTGTAGCGTTGCCAATGTTCATCGGCTTCACTTCGAATCATCTTATGTTTTACTATAGACTCTTTTACCACAAAAAGCAATGCGGAATTAACCTGTCGAATGTGTGGAAAATGTACGAATACCATCAAGGACATCAAAACTAACTGATCACGGTCGGGGTACTTGTCGTTACCTGTTTTGTAATCAAATACCCAAGCTACTAAGTTCTCGTCATCCACAATCAACAAATCGGCAATACCACGTACCCAAACATCTTCTGATTTGAAAGCGCACGGCTTTAAATCAACCGTAACGCCCATCTCATGCTCGGCTAGTTTTCTACCTTCTTTCTTTTTAAGACTTTCTAGCAACTCACTATGTACTGACAGAGCGTACGGTAGAGGTGCATTTTTTGTAACATAGTCTTCAAAAGCTTTGTGAACTTCTTTACCGTAAATGGTGTGCTTGGTATCTGTGAACGGGTAGTTCTTCAACACCTTTACTTCGTGGTAACGTCTTGCACAACCTTCGTAGTCTTTTAGACCTGAGTGTGACCATTTAAGTTTCGCCATTTTTTCTCCTCATCCATTCTTGAAATCCTAAGCGTACTACTATCTCAGGGCTGTCCCCGAAATGACCATAGCCTACCTCGCCTGTTTTGTCATCCGTAACCGTTATGTTCCATGTTACATGTACTTTAGCGCCAGACACAGTCATAAGTGCTAACATCGCTTGTGTTTCTTTATTTAGAGTAAGGTCTAGCGCTTCTTGGGGTATATCGTTAGCTAATATCGATGACGGCATTGTATTTCCTTTTAGAACTTAGCGGAGCGGATTGCATCATTTAGCCTCTGTGAAAAAGCAATAACAAACTTCTCATCGTGTTTATGGTTCATGTCCTGTAATATCGCATGGGTAACTTCATGCCAAAAGGTCTCACTACGTTCTTTCTCGGTAAACTTTTGCCAGTTGGCTGGGTCTTCCGTTCCTTTAGCTACATACATAAGCGCATCGTCTTGTATGTACGCCCCCCTACACCCTACCCCATGTACAGTCAAGCCTTTCGGTTGCTCAATACTAATCTTGATGCCACTTATTTTTATTGATTTAGGTATTTTCACTTCGCTTCTCCATAACGTACTGCACTACTTGATTCGGCATCTAATGGTATGCCTATTAAATAATGTGGGTCTGCAATCATCTGCTCACGCACCCACGCCTCTGCTTCCTCTGCTTCTTCTTCGGGCACTACAACTACAACTTCATCATGCACGGTTAATACGCACCGATACCTATCTTGTATCCGTAACATACCATCTGTCATTACACACCTTGCAACGGCCTGTACTATGTTCTCTGTGAGTGAGCCACCATACAACTTCTTGACGTTCTTATCGACGCCATAATGCCACTGCAACCGACCTTTTTCATCAGCCGTGCCTTCTAAATTTGGGTATCTTAACGACATCCCATTAGGTAATATTATACACTCTTTGTCAAAAGTTAAACATTTATATTTGAACGATTTACCCTCGTATAAACTACGTCTTATTGACTCGTTACACAACTCCCAAAAGGTAGTAACGGGGTGCGCTTTATCACGGTAAATATCAATAATCTTTTTAGCAGATATACAATGTATCAACAACTCATCATCAGAGCATGTGTGCGGTATATTAGCCATCTTCTCGGCGTTCTTGTCCCAACTAATAAACTTCAACACGTCCTCTGAAGTTACACCAAGTTGTTTAGCAAACTTTTTATCGTACATGGTAGGTGGCGCACCTAGAAACCCTGTGAGTAGCTGAGCCGAGAACGACGCCCAACCCATGCCGTACCCACAACCTAGTAACGCTGACTTTGCCGACTGCCTTAACTCCGGATGTGTTTCTTTTGTTAAGTCCGGTATCCCAAACATCTGCGCTCCGAATGAGGCATACGCATCTTGACCCGACGAAAATATTTCAAGTAAGGGCCTGTAATCCGAGAGGTATGCCAAGACTCTAGGTTCAATCTGCGACAAATCGCAAACCACGAGCTTGAAACCTGACGGCGCCTGTATAGCTTTACGTAAGAACGACCCCCTCTTGAGGTTCTGTAGATTGAGCCCCGAACCTTTTGACGCAGACCAACGACCTGTGTGTGCGCCGTAGTAGTTGAGCGGGACAGGTAGCTTACCTCTTTCTGATATATCTGCAAATCTTTGCGCGCGCGTGCGCTCAAGCGTCGACTTAACTTTGAGCCTAGCCTCACATATAAGGGCAATATCCTCGTTACTGCTGTTAAGAAGCGCTTGAAAGAGAGCGTCGCTCTTAGCGAATGCATAAGCTTTTTTTCCAGTCTTCTTGCTGATTTTGAGTGGCGGCTCAACGCCAAGCGTTTTAAGGACGAGTGCAAACTTTTCATTACTTGCCAACGACGTTGTATCAACCTGAACCTTTTGTAGTAGCGCTTCACGCCTTGTTCGTTCCTCAAGCATAGCCTCATCTAACATCTCCTTATCAAGTTCTAGTACGGGTTCGGTAAACATCTTCAGCGTCATGTCTATCAATCTCAATTCATCTAAAGGAAATCCTTTAGCAAGACGTTTGAAAATCTCTTTGCATAACAAAACATCATGTGAACAATACAAACTGAGCTCGTGTTCTATCTCAGGTGTAAGGGTAGTTAGTCCGTTGGTATCATGTACGGCTCTACCTTTAGGCGGTAAGCCAAACTCCTCAGCCAACTTCATTAGACTGTTACCAACCTCTACACCACGCAAAGCCCTGGCCATCGACAAAGAATCTAGTATGTAAGCAGGGCGCACGTTATATACCCAAGACAAAATCGCTACATCGAACTGAGCGTTGTGCGCTAGTACTGCTGTGTTTTCCCAATCTATTGTATCAATCCAACTGTAGATGTCCTCGTGGCTTACCCATGTTATCTCACTGCCATTTAACCAACCGTAACTTAAACCAAATGCTTTGAAACGTGGGTCTCGTATATACTCTTCGGTCGTCATCTTACTTAGCGTGTACTCCTTGCTATCCCAACGTGTTTCAAAATCTAGTACTAATGTTTTCATTTATTGTGTGCTTTCCCATATGTAGGTGTTGACCTTCTTTCAATACATGTAGTGCATCGCCACACCCGTTGTTTAGTTTTGCTATTTGTAGTTATTAGCTTAACCATGTCTAACGGGTATGATTTCTGACACGTCAGACAAAACTTCCTATCTAAATTCAAACTTAAATCCATTTCAAATCTTTAATAATTTGTGTAAAAAATAAGTACACATAGATACCTACCGTAACTTTAAACCAAGCATTAATAAGTAGACTAAATAAATGGCCCATAGCCTAAACTTTCCCTTGCTAACTCCGTTAAAAAAATAATTAACCCACACATTGATAATGCTAGTACTAAACTAAAAATAAAAAGTTTCATCTATCTCTCCGTTTCAATTGTTTCAGTAAATTGTTTTGTTATCTTGCCACTATGTTCGCTATGCTTTCCTTCTGTTACTACCTTTGTTGGGCATTTAGTAAAATAATGATTATAACTATTTGCGTACCATGTGTAGACTGTGCAACCATCTACCTCTGCGTATACATGAGGTGTTGACTCTGCGATACGCCTTGCTCTATGTTCTTCCGACTCAGGTGAAACTACCCACCATATACCGGCAACAGCGGTACAAACACACATAAGGACAAACCCAATAAGAATTATTGGAACAACATACCCAAATGTAAAATCTTCACAATAATCAATAATACTTTTCATTTCTCACCTCGACTGGCTTTAATAATTGCTCTTGCAAATTGTTGTATGGACGCCATACTTGGTTTTCTAAAAATATCTCGTGTTTCATCCCAAATATTTGCTATTTCCTCATCAGTCAATTCACGAGGTTTATATTTTTTACGCAAAGGTTTTGATTCAGCATAAAACTTTTCTATTTGCTCTTTGCGAAAAAGATCATTGTCTTCGTTATCATCATAATCTTTACTCATTTCTCACTCCTTTATCGTTGAAGATACTCTTTCGGCGAAGGTAATCATCCAATCTGTCACATCATTACCCCCGTCTACGTAGAACCGCAATTCGCCAAACTTTGACTTAACTTGTGTAGCTACAACTTGGTGCTCTGGATATGTATTTGCGTAGTCTTGTAAGGCACGGCATAGGGTGTCTATTAAATCGTACCAACCATCGCCACACTCAAACCCCCAACACATACACGTGTCCATTTTGTCCCAATTACGTTGTGCAAATATTAATGGGTACTTAGCGCATAGCGCATCATCTAATTCTTGTTTCATTTCTTTCCTCTCAGTTCCCTGCATAGTTCTCTGTCCTTCGCTGTATAGTCAGGGCTTATGTCTGCAATCATACAATCTTTCTTAGACACTTCTTTTGATGACCCTCTTTCTAAAAAAGTAATAAGTCCAAACGTAAGTAGCACAATCAAGCACCCCACACTAATTTCTTTTATCATTTCTTTTCCCTCGCTTTCATCATTGCGTCTGCATATGTATAAGCAGACCTAACTAAATTATCTACAGAACCTGTCACTCCAAATCTTTCTTGATGTGAATCACTTGATGCCAAAAATCCTTGTAATGCTTTAGCTGCAAAGTAATCTCTTAAATCCATGCCTTCTTGTAATGGGTTTATAGCACGAACTTGTCCCATATCTGATACAGCCAATTGATTAGTTGGAAATGCTTTCATTTCACCACCTCCACTTCGGCCTGTGTTTCAATCCATACATGTGCGCCACAACTCAACGGCTTATCAGGCGAATACACCACCTTGCTATCGCCTTTGATATTAACTTCTTTAGCGTACGTGTTACTCTTGTACGTCTTCACAGTAAGCACAGGGTCGTCTGCGTTATTCTTCCTGTTTGTTTTTATTACGTGTTGATTCACGTGTATGATTGTTTTCATTTCTTCTCCTTAGTTAAGTGTTCTATTCTCGTACGTGTCCACAACGTGTCCTGCTATATGGTTAGCGGCTGAGATTAACAACATGGGTACTTCTTCCTCTTGCATCTTCATACCCAGTATCTTTACCGTACCTGTGTCTTTGTTATGCGTGACCAAGACCATCTCCATATTACCTTCCTCTAAGCCTTCTCTTAACCACTTCACCGCTTCATCAAATCCTTCCATACTCTAACTCCTCATCTATTAAGTTAAGTGCTTCTTCTACAACGTGTAGCCCAGCTTCGTTAGTCCACATCGACATACCCCCTGCGCTATCAATCTTAGTCATCTCAGCTAACTGTAGTGCCGTAGGTTTGTTGTTGCCTGCCTTACATTCAATTGCTATAAATTTGCCACGATGACACCCCACAATATCGGGTACGCCACTACGCCCAAAGCCAGCAGTAACAGGATAAAAATAATACACGCCACGTTTCTTAAGTATTTCTGTTACGGCATCTTTCACTTTCTTCTCAGGAGTTTTCGCCATCGTACATTCCTTTCATTTGACTATTTCTATGCCGTACTATCTCAATAACATTTAGCGACTCCTGCACCTTGCGTATCTGCATCCTAGCGCTTTCTTCTTGGCCTGCTTCAATATACTTGAGCGCTATTACTACCTCTGCTTCAAGCGTACACAGGGCGGCATTCTCCCTAATCAACGCTACCATCTCTTTACTCTGCGACATGTGATACCTCCTTTATAAATTCAATACCTTTGTTGGTTAAATTAACCATAGCGAGGCGCTTGTCTTCTTTACTATACTTATGCTTAATAAAACCCTTCTCTATTAGCATAGACAAGTACTTATGCGTTGTTGCTAAAGACATTACGCTAAGTGATTTCTCTAAGACTTCTTTGGTTAATAAATTTTCATTAGCCTTAATCATACCAAGTATGTATTCCTCAGCCCACGATACTTTATGTCGTTGCCTGATTGCTTGTGATTCATATATGTTCATGTGTTCCTTTTTTAAAATGGTGCTTCTTCAACTTTGATCGTTTTGTATTTTGCAGGTATGTAATGTATTCGTAAGTCACTATCATCACGTACAAAAGCCTCAGCTTCAGCCTTTGTAGCAAACCCCCGAAGGGGCCTGCCTAGCTCAAATACCATGTAACGTATTGCAGTAAACACAGGTATCTTGATTTCCATAGATTATAAATACTCCTGTAAGTCTTTGTGTCTGACATGCATGTCGGGGTGACATACCCATTTGTTACCCAACTCTCGTAGCTTTTGTTTGACTTTCTTGTCATTACTCTTACGTAGAGTTGCTATTACTTCGGGCGTTATCACACCATGTAGGGGGTTATCACTAATCACTTCAACACCGTTTAGCGTTAGCCCGAATACTGTGCGTGAAGCCGCATTGAATCCTCTTGCAAATAGTCTCATACACTTCTCCTTAAAAACTGAACTTGTTTAGAATCGCATCGACACTAGCCTTGACCTCAGTACGTGTAGGCATATCTTTGCGTAAGTCTGTAACATCAATACCGCTGATGGCTTTCTCTAACTCCTTGCGTGCTTGCTCTAGGTCTTGGTCGTTGGTTACATTAAGCGACTTGACTAAGCCACACAAATCATGCGCCGTATGTAACAAGCTATCGTGGAACGTACGTGTCTTAACTTCTTTATTAACAACGTCGACCGATAGTCTGTCCGACATCCTAGTCAAGTGTTCCTTGAGCCTATTCTTGATATCACGCATGGCGTTCTCAATGCGCTCGTCAGCAAGCTTGGATAGCTTCATCTTAATCTCTTGCTGAGCGTCGTTACCTACGTCGATACGGAAATCCCCTGCCGTAGGTACGGGCATAAAGTTAAGTCTGAAATCAAATCGGTGCGCAATATCACTAGGCGCAGGGAAATCATTTCTGTTAAACATATCACCAAGTGCCATAGCCTGTGCCGTAATTAGCGTAGGGTATACAGTAATGAACTCTGTGACTAAGTCGTTGAACTTACTCTCGTAGGTAGACATAGTGTTGTTGAAGTCCATGAACTTGATGCTAGGTAATAAGCGTATGCCTGTATCACTCCACGGCAACGTGTTGGTGTACATATAGGTACGCACCTCACCCACAAGCTGATTGATAATCTCTAACTCCTTGCGCCCAGCTAACAAGTTCTTGTTAACACGAGCCGCACCTTTATCGCCTGCTTGCTTACCCTTGAGTACCTCATCAGTTGTACCCTTATCTAGCTTACGTGCAGTCCATTGGCTTGCGTTAAACTCAACCAACATTGCGCATGTGTCGATATTATATCTAGCGTTCATATTTTATTTTCCTTATTTCAAACGGGTTACTAAAACTAAATCACCATCAACGTGAGTCTTGTAAGATGCCGTACCCCACACAGTTGATAACGTGCTACATACTGCTTTCCTTATGTGTTCGGCAGTGTAGTTGCCTGTCGGTACATAGAACTGCCCACCTACAGCAACGTCTTTCTCTAAGTACTGCATGTAGAAGTTAGATAACTCACCGCGTGTATATCTAGCCACGCGCTTCTTGCGTGTCTTCTTAGGCGCTACTTCTTCTTGCAACACAAGCGTGCCGTAATGCGCACCATACTTATCTTTAATCTTGTATAACGCACCTGCCTTCTCTAGCATCTTGATAGCGCCGTTGATGAACTGAGCGTTGATTAAATCTACAGGCGTAGTCGGTACTACGTTCATGTCTTCTCTATTTAACAATGCTCTTGGCGGTCTAAACTGAGGTCTCGTAATACTTTCTAACTGCTCTTGCGTGCGAGGGTTATTAAATAAGTCTACTTGGTTTGAGTTATTCATTTTGTTTTCCTTTGATTGATTAAGAATAAATACGTACTGTCTTACCACGTGATGCTACGAATGAATCATTATCTACTGCACCGAACAACACAGGGAAGTCGGGTAAGCGATAGTCTGACTCGATGTAGCCGTCGGTCAGATAGATAATACCTTTGGGCTTTAACTTGTTGGCGTCAATGTAATCAGCAACACATGTAACGTACGTGCCACCACCGCCAACAGGTTTCATAAGACCACCAATCTTGTGGTAGTCGATAGGCTTGAACACTTGCTCACCGACTACTGCATACTCCCACCACAACACACGAACAGACTCTGGTGCAAGTGTCTGACATATGCGAGCAATCTCACCGAACACAACAGGATATAGACCCGTCATAGAACCCGACGTATCGCATGCGATAATAACCTCGCCAGTAGTCTCGGCAAAGTGTGATGGCATGATGAAGCCCAAAGGTAGCATGCGTTTGTTAGGCGGGCTGTACTTGGAATACTCATCACCCTCACAGATAGAAGACAACCACTCCTTGACATACTCACGCCAATTAGTGTCACGCTTTACCAACGTGCCATCTAACGCACCATTACCTACACCACGCCCTGCAATCTTCTGCGCTAAGATACTACCTTGATGGTTGGCGTCGCTGACTTGTCGGTCGTTGGTATCTTTGGCATCACCCTTGAGCTTACCAACGATATGCTTATCTAACTGCGCACCAATCGGCTTGCCGTCGGGGTCAACAAATATACGACCGATCGAATTGCCATCACCCTCCTCGTCACCCTCAGTACCATTAGCTTTACCTTGAGGCTTAGGTATCTTCTTAGCGTTCTGTAGTATGTCCTTGAGAACTTGTACAAAAGACCAGCCGTAATACTTCTGATGCAACAACGGCTGAGGCTCGGTAGTCCACTCAATGAACTCAAGCTTGGGGTCGGCTTCGTGAAGCATAGCGTTAACTACATAGTCCATAGCAATATTACTAGCTTCGGGCTCACGTCTACATATCTCCTCGTACTCAGAGCAATGGCGCAACGCTTTGTGTAGTGTCTCGTGCCCAACAACAAACCGCAACTGCTTGCGGTTCAATGTCATAACGAAGTGTGGGTTGTAGATAACATCTCTACCATCTGTGCCTGCCGTCGGTAACTCCTCGCTGAAAATATTAGTACCAACACAGGCAACGCCTGATAACTTGGCAAACTCCTTGTGATGCGTGAAGTCTACGTTGACTGCTATCAAGCGTTGGTCGGGGGTCATGCGGTCAAATACTGTAGTCATAACTTCTCCTTACTTAGTTGTGAAATAAATCTTGTTGTCGTTGAGCATCTTCTGAAACGGTGCGACTGTAATGAAGTTGCTAATCTTAGTAGTACTGTTTGCTACTGTGTTACAGAACACCGACTGCATCTCGTTGCGTAACCTCTGTACATAGATAGTCGAAGCCTCGGCATCCTCACGTGAGTCGCAGTTAGTAATTAACTTGAACGCCATAACAATCTGTGCAACAGGGCTGTCCGCTACACGTGCAGTAGTAGGAGAGCGAAGCACATCTTGATAGTCGGGGTTCTCGTTACCGAACCTAATGTACGCACCCATAGCGTCAGCAGTAGGCGAACCGACTGTACCCTCAAGCGCATGCTGAAGTGTGTCTGAATCTAAGAAGTCTTTCTCTAACACAATGTCGGATGCGGCATGTAGTGAACGGGGACTAGCGTAAGCCTGCTGTATGATGCGTGGGTTGAATATCATATCGTTATCCTTCTCCATGTTCTTGCCTGAGAACTTGCCACCCTCCTCGTAGTCAAGGAATGAATCGAATATGCGTGGGTACTGCTCAGCAAACGCTAACACCTCGCTCGCCATACCACCACGATTGATAGCCCATGTAGACCACTCTTGTTGCGTAGGCTTACGCATGGTAACGAAGATGAGACGATTGCGTAAGTGCGCTTGAATCGAATCACCCAAGCCCTCAGCCGATAGGTTGGTAGCACAGAACACCACGCTACCCTCGACGAAGTGGTAGTTACCAACACGATGCTCGTAAACAATCGGTGCTAGTACGTCCTTGATAAACTGCTTAGCCTTAGCTATCTCATCTAAGAATATGAATGATGGTCTAGCGCCGTTGATACCCTTCTGATTGCGTGCATTGACACCGAAGCGCTCGTTAGGTAACTCACGTGATACACCCATCTCTCTGTCGATATCGGGCATCCATACAGAGCCGTCAGACAACTGAGTACAGTCGATAGGGTCGACGTGAATATGATTAGCAAAGAACGGGTCTTTGGCTAGGAAGTGAAACAAACCAGTCTTACCGATACCATTCTCGCCTTGCACGATAATAGTACGCTTGTGACCAACACGCTTGATAAGATTGACTGTCTGTGTGAATGATAGCATTGCCATATAATTTTTCCTTTGGTTATATGTATTACGGTTTATGTATTTACTTCTTTGACAACATGTTTGGGAGAGTTGTCTCTCCCTGTATTTATGTATATATTTTTACATACTTTTTAAATCCTTTCAAGTTATTTGTTTAATTATTCTTTATATACCATTTGTTTGGTAACTTGTTAGGGAACTGCCCCCAATCCTTGAGGTCTGAGCCTACCTTGATATTGAAGAACTTCAGCATTAGGGCAGTAAACGATTTGGTTAAGTCCTCATGTGTTATGCCGTCGATAATCGGTTGCTGTTGCCTACGTCGTTCCTGTTCTTGTTCTTGTATCTGTGCCGGTGTTTTCTGCCACGTCGATAGATAGCCGAGTAGCCGAGGTGTAGCTTTGTACAAACGCTGACTAGCAAGTACGTTGAACACGTCCTGCCCTGCGTTCATAAAGTCGCCGATAAACGCATCATCATTGAAGTCGAAGTGCTCAAGGTCTACTACACGTAGCGCCCCTCGTATGTGTGACGCTAATGTGTCTATGCCATGCGGTGTGTTGCGATACCCTGTACCGAACGGCTTGCCTAAGTATGCGTCTACAGTTACGTTTTCTTTGAATGACTGTAGCTTAAACTCATTGAGCGTTAGCAAACTATGTATGCCCTTGCGTAAGTGCGCACGCTTGACTTTATCTTCTGCTGATACAACCTTAGTGTATATCTCTCTGTGCCAAGACTTATCTAGTATGAGTTTACCCGACGCATCAAAGACTAATTTGGCAGTAGGGGGTGCGTTAACTCCCCACCCATCTGATACATACGGCACAGCAACACGCTTACCACATGTCGTTTCTAAATGGTCGTAATGTAATCCCCACCACCACATAAACCTATGCGTTGTCTGTGTACTAGCGTACGTGCAGTCCACTTTATACTCGCCGTTCTCGTTGGGTGGGTAGAACACAGCAACGTTGGTGCTGTAAAGACGGAAGTAAATAGTGCCGTCTGCTTTCTTGTGTATGGCGTAGTGCGTAGCGCTAACGTCTTTGAGATAGCGTGCGCTGTCGGGCATTTTTAACCAACGCTGACTACTCTTGGGTGCTTTTGCTTTGTTGTATACGGCTAATGCTTGGTCATAGCTAATCATAATGTTTTCCTTTTAGTTGTTGATTTGTTCAGTTTGGTGCAGGTATATCGCTACTATCGCATCATCTACTCTCCCTCCCTCCTTATTAAAGTACACGTCGTTGCAGTCGTAACACTCACTGATGTACTCGTCACTACTCATATGCTCATACTGTTGGCGTAACTTACTATAAATGCTGTCAGCGTATTTCTTAGCCTCGTCCAACATCCAGCTGTGTACGTCTTCAGCCGTTTTGTAACGACATTGTTCGTCGGCTTGTATTAACTCGAAAACATCACCAATCTTCATACCTTTGAGTATTGACTCTGTGTAGACGCCCCCACTTTCGGATACGTACGCAAGGATATCAAAGTCCGAAGCATCTACACACATAGTACCGCTGTGGTAGTATCTACTGTGCACTGAACGTAGCATGTTTATACGTACGCCTGCATTAATCTCGTTGTACAGAACTCGCCAACCTTCGAAGCCTATACTATCGCCACCAAACTTCTCTATGAACTTTAATACGGCTACGCCCCCTGTCCAACAAGCGCCATCACCTTGCGAATGAAAGCCTGTGTACTGTACGTTGTCAATAATAAACCCGTAGTCAATAGCCTCTTCCTTACACTCACGGATTACTTCTTGAGCCTCCCAATCATCTATCCAATGTTCTAGGAACGTAGCACGAGGCGCTTCTTTTGCTCTCTCGCTTAACTCGCTGTACGTGTACAACTCTACTGGTATTGTTAGCTCTACCTTGATAGGCATTTACTTCTCCTTAAGTTAAGTGGACACGCTGTCCACATGGGTTTATATATTGAAACTCATTGTTACGTTGGTTAGCGCTTCTCTCACGACATCTTCGATAGAATCACGCACGGCTTCCTTAATCATGTCGTCTACATCTACGTGGTCATCTAAACTAAAGTTGTGCGAGAAGTAGTTGTCTACCTCAGACTCAATCTTATCGGTCAAGCCCTCTTGAACTAGGTCTCGAATATCAAAGCGATTGTCTACCTCGTCACACACCCTAGCGTACAACCAATCGGCTTGCTGTAATACTGTATCGACTGTTGTTGCTAAGTCTTCGATTGGTTGTGGTTTAGATTGCTGATGATAGTGACTCTCAAGTGCTTCTACCTTAGCGCCTATGCGCCCTACTACATCTAGCAACATACTGAACAACTCCTTGATACTTGGCTCATCTTTTCTGTCGTCAAATACAGAGGGCGTGCCTACGTCTACTCGTGGCGGTGTTGTGTCCATTGCTATATATTGCTTACCTGATGTGCCTGTGATGATTGCTTCCATTTGATTCTCCTGTGTGGTTAGTGGTGTGTTGAATACGTCGTTTACTTCTTTAATCATATTAGGTTGGTTCATGCTTCTTCCTTTGGTGTTGTTAAAAACGCATCTAAATTGAACGGCTCGTAGTCCGTCCCAAATGGTAACTCCATGCTAGTGTAGGTATAGAAGTCATCTTCAGGTGTAAAGATACCGTTGCCGTCAGAATCCTCCTGTATATCGCCACTCTCCTCCCCTATGCGAATGAAACGCCACCCACAATCTTCGGGGTACAACTCCTCAGCCCACTTGTACAGCCTAGTATGCGCCTTGACCTCGTCGTATGAGTCGTACCATTTCACATCTGTAGCGTAGAAGTTAATACGACACCCTTGCCATGCGTCTGGTGTGTTGGGTATAGGCACTTCACAATCTTTAAGCGCTTCGATTAAATCTTTATTGCCTGTGGCTATTACTAGGTTGATGTACTCATCACGTTTCTCTGTGCTGCTGAACTCTACTACGTACGCTACTTGGCTTCTGTATCCCATTACACATTCTCCTTTGTTTGATTTCTATTTACTCGGTCGTAAGCACTTCTGTCCTCGGCATCCAAGTCATCATATGATGCCTTCATACACTCAAGCGCTTGTTCTAGCGTGTCATACCCCTGCCACATCTGATACTCTTGGACTGTCTTCATGGCTGACTCGTCTGTGTGATAAAACGTACCCATTCACTTCTCCTTTATTTAATGCCATCTATATCTAGGGCTGTCTGGCACAGTGGTTCTTGTTGGTCTGCGTACTGTGTCTGCTTTTAATTCTTTAAGACCTATGCGCATCTTATCTATGCGCCTGTTTACTTTTACTTCTAACCAATTGCGTATGTCCGTGTTATTCTTTTGCATACGATTTACTTTGGGGATACTGCGCCGTTTGTACATTCTATCTAGCAGTACTCTTAGTCTTGGCATCATTTTGTTTCTCCTTTTAAATACGCTTGCGTTTTGTTGATGGCGTCCATTGGGTCGGTTGCAATTAGTGTGTGATGTCTGTCTACGTTGTTGACTGTGTACTTGACTCTGTGTAACACGTTGTCAGCATTACTCTTTGTATCTAAACAAGTACCTACAAAACTGTGGGGTTCTAAGTCTAGTGGTACGGCTATACGTTTCTTCTTAATCATCATTGCTCTCCTCTTCATCTTCTACTTCTTTTTCATCATCATCATCATCATCATCATCACCATAGCGTTCTTCCCACCAATCAGAAAACGTTTCGAGTGCGTTGTTTACATATGCGGGTAGATAACTGCTGACATCATGGACTGTGTCGTCTTCCCATATAACTTTTACTTCTATGCTTTTAATCTTCATTAACTTCTCCTTAACATGTTGTGTAATCCTGTGGACAGCGTGTCCACAAGATGCTTGATGAT